CAGCTCGTACCGAGCTAATGAAAGGGATTGATGTTTTAGCAGATGCGGTTGTAACTACTTTAGGTCCTAACGGACGAAATGTTGTAATCGCAAACAATGGCATTCCACAATCTACTAAAGATGGTGTAACTGTAGCTAAATCTATCACTCTTAAAAATCCTACTCAAGAGGTAGGAGTTCAACTAGTTAAACAAGCAGCTATTAAAACTGCAGAAAAAGCAGGAGATGGTACAACTACCTCTACTCTTTTAGCTAGAGAAATGGTTAAAGCAGGTTTGCAAGCTCTAAATAATGGAGAAAATGCAGTTGAAATTAAGCGAGAAATTGATAAAGCAGTTGATCTTATTGTAAGAAATCTAAGAGAAAATATCTCTGAGGACATTTCTTCCGAAGGACAGCTGGAACAAATTGCTACTATTTCATCAAATAACGATCCTGAAACCGGAAAATTGATTGCAACCGCAATTGAAAAAGTAGGCATGGAAGGAGTAGTTCACATTGAGGAATCTAGAACTGGAGAAACATACCTAGAAACTGTAGAAGGTATGCAGTTTGACAGAGGATACAAATCCCCATACTTTGTAACTAACAACAACAATATGACCTCAGTATTGGAAAATACTGTAGTGTTGATTGCAGATCAAAAGTTTACACAAGTAAAAGAATTGTTGCCTATTCTAGAGGCAGTATCATCTCAAGGCAAATCACTTTTGATCATTGCTGAAGATGTAGATGGTGAAGCGCTAGCTACTCTTATTGTAAACAAAATGAGAGGCATCATGAAAGTATGTGCTGTTAAAGCACCTGACTTTGGAGATAGAAGAAAATTAATTTTAGAAGACATAGCCATCACAACTGGAGGTCAAGTATTTTCTAAAGAAAAAGGAATGAAGCTTGAAAAATTCAGTTGGGATTGGTTCGGAGAAGCAAGAACAATAACTATAGATAAAGAAACAACCACGATCGTCGATGGAAAAGGAAGAACTGAATCAATTGAAGCACGTATTGAAGAACTTCAACAACAAATCAACAAAGCACAAACCCCGTTTGAAATTGAAAAACTCCAAGAAAGACTGGCAAAGTTCGTCGGAGGAGTAGCTATCATCCATGTAGGTGGAGCTACTGAAACCGAAATGAAGGAACTTAAGGATAGAGTAGATGATGCACTACATGCAACAAAAGCCGCTATTCAAGAAGGTATTGTACCTGGTGGTGGAGCTGCTTTGTGGTATGCTAGAGAAGCAATTATGTACCCAAGTACAACAGGAGCAAAAATTGTTTACAAAGCATGTGGTAAACCATTTGAACAAATTCTAGTAAATGCTGGTTTCAGCCCAATGGAAGCTCAAATGGTAGGTTTACAACTTGATCCTTCAAATACCTGGTTAGGGTATAACATTAAGGAAGAAAAGTGTGTAGACATGAAAGAAGCAGGTATCATCGATCCTACTAAAGTAACCCGAACTGCACTACAAAATGCAGCCTCAGTTGCAGGAACTATTCTCTTAACAGAATGTACTGTAGTGGATGAACCAGAAGAGGAAAAATCAAACCAAATGGACCCAATGATGGGTATGATGTAAGTTATGGAAAAAAAGGTTGTTGAAAAAAACATCTTAATCGCTCGGAGAATGCCTCCGGGCGATAGATGGAAATTGGAAATAGAGGAAGGTAAAGAAAAAATCCATGGTTCTTTAACTGAAGCTTTAGAAACATATATGGTGCTAACTGGCTTTAGAGGTGAATATAGACTTGCCCCCATGAAAGGGGAATTGTATATTGTGCAAAATGAAGAACAAGAAATAATCCCTGTACCTGAAAAGAAATACTCTATTTATGGCGAATACTAAAGAACATAGTTTATTTGTAGAAAAATACCGTCCTTCTAGTTTAGAAAATTATGTAGGTAATGAACACCTTAAAACCACAATTTCTAAATATCTAGAACAAAACGATATTCAAAATCTTATATTTTATGGTCAAGCTGGGGGTGGTAAAACTACTTTAGCTAAATTAATAGTTAACAATCTTAATTGCGATTATCTCTATATTAATGCCTCTGACGAAAGAGGTATTGAAACCATTAGAGATAAGGTATCGGGATTTGCAAGTGTAGCTTCATTCAAACCCCTTAAAGTGGTTATTTTAGACGAAGCAGATTTTCTAACCATTCAAGCACAAGCCTCGCTTCGCAATGTAATCGAAACATTTTCTCGTACTACAAGATTTATAATGACCTGCAATTTTGTAGAGAGAATTATTGATCCATTACAATCCAGATGTCAAGTAATTAAGATTGTTCCCCCCTCTAAATCTGAAGTAGCTAAGCATTTAGTTTGGATTCTAGAGAAAGAATCTATATCTTATACATTAGAAGATATTAAAGTTATTGTAAACCAATACTATCCGGATTTAAGAAAATGTCTTAACACTATTCAATTAAATTCTAAAGATAGTACTTTAAAGTTAGACAATTCCATTTTAGTATCTTCTAATTACATAGATAAAGTAATTGATGAGTTAAAGAAATCAAAACCATACTTTAATAATATTCGACAAACAATTGCTGATTCAAATGTAGAAGATTTTGATGAGCTATTTAAAGCATTATATGAACGTGCTTCCGAATTTTTACCTAACAAAGAAGGAACAGTAGCTATGCTTGTAAATGATCACCAATACAAAGCTAATTTTAGAATTGATAAGGAAATTAACACTATGAGTTTAATACAAAATCTAATAAATAACAAATAAACATGGAACAACCACAACTTAACATTGACTTAAAAAACACTACAGGAATCCAGAATTCTGAAGGTGGTAGCGTATTTCAACAAGGTCTTATCTTGAGAAAAATCTCTAAATTCATTGCAGGTACACCTGAAGATGCAATTCTACCAATTCCAGTATTTTACGACCCACACACATTTAAAATCTTTGGAGAAGCACTACCAAAAGAATTGCGTGAAGAGCTTAAAGACGAAAGTATTTAATGAACAATATTTTTGATTGGTTAAAGGAAATTAATTCCACAAAATCCCATCCTGATTCATTTTCTAATCAGGATTGGGATGTTTGGAATTCTTATATGGTTCACAGATTCTTAAGTATGAATCCGGACTATATAGAACTGGTAAATGAAATTCAAATATTACCCCCAACCAACAAAAAGCAAATATATTCAATTTATCGAGAATATATTCCTAAAAACAACAAATGGTCTAAGTATGTTAAATCTAGTACTAAAGAACCAGACAAAGATTTAATTTTACAGCTAAAAAAATACTTTAATGTATCTGTTAGAGAAATAAAAGATTATTTAAAAATTTTAGACAAAAAACAAGTACAAAGTATTTTAGCTAAACAAGGATTAGAAGAAAAAGAAATTAAAAAACTACTAAAATGAAACTAGAATTATACGAAATGTTAATGACTCAAGCAATGGCAGAAAGAAGTAAAGCCATGCTAACTCTTAATCTATTATCTGAACATCCTGCTGGCATTGGAGATCACTCTACAACAGATTTTTATAATAATGCTGAAGAAGCATTAAAAATGTTAGTAGATGCAGATGATAAAATGGAGACATTGCAAAAATATTTTAGATCTAAATCTGTAATCTAATGAGCGATTCTATAACTGCTTACTACGATAGAGAAAAAGATAGACAGGACAGTTACGTTCAGTCTGTAAAGGAAAAATTTGAGCAGCGTTCACAAACTGGAATTAAAAAATATAATACCACTCTAGAAAGAAATGATTTGAATTTTTTAGATTGGTTAAATCACCTCCAGGAAGAATTGATGGATGCTACCTTATACATTGAAAAACTAAAAGATTTTGCCCAGAAAAATCCCTAAAATAATTAAAGAAATTCAAAAATTTACTCCTCCGGGGGTGGATTATTCTTATCAAAAAGGAATTTCATTTTCCCAGATGACAATATTCAACAATTGTCCTCATAGGTGGAAACTACAGTACAAAGATAAAATTAAGACATTTACCTCCTCTATCCACACTGTATTTGGAACCGCTATACACGAGGCGATTCAAAAATATCTAGATGTAATGTACTCTAGTAGTGGGGCTGAAGCCGATAGGCTAGATTTAGTTGAGATATTCCAGGAAAAGTTTATGGACGAGTACAAAAAACAGTACACGTCCAACAATAAACAACACTTTTCTACAGCTGAGGAAATGAGGGAATTCTTTGAGGATGGAGTTGGAATTTTAAATTGGTTAAAGAAAAAACGAAACAAATACTTCTCTAGAAAAGGATGGTATTTAGTGGGTTGTGAGGTGCCAATCGTAATTCAGCCAAATAAAATGTATAATAACGTATTATATAATGGATTCTTGGATGTTGTAATGTACCATGAACCAACTAATACCTTTAAAATTCTCGATATAAAAACAAGTACTAGAGGATGGGGTGATAAGGAAAAGAAAGACGAAAACAAACAATTCCAACTAATCCTATATAAACATTTCTTCTCAGAACAATATAATATCCCAGTTGATGATATTAGTGTTGAATTCTTTATTGTTAAACGAAAAGTGATGGATTGGGATGATGAAAAAATCTTATCTCCACATCAAGCATACAGAGTACAAACATTTATTCCTGCTAGTGGGAAAATTAAAATAACTAAAGCCAAAGAATCTTTAAATAATTTTATAAAAAAATGCTTTAACACTACTGGGGAAGTTAGAGAAGAGGAATATCCCAAAGTTGTAAGCAAGTGGAATTGTATGTACTGTCCCTTCAAAGAAGATAAAGATAATTGTGGAGAAGGTATTATTTTTTAATACTCCTTATATATTTATATTATATACAAATATACAAACATTTTAATTAAACTTTAAAACTATGGCTAAAGACTTAACTTTAACAAGCGTAAAGATTCAAACAGACCTGTTTGAAAATTTCAAAATTGAGTGTGTAAAACGAAAATTTAGTTTTCAAAAACTTGCCGATCGGGCTATTTATTTGTACCTTACAGATGAAGATTTTCGTAAAAAAATTACAAACCAAAACACAACCGAACTTTAAAACTAAAATATGAATAAAAGTTTTGATTATATCCCTAAGGATAAAAGAAAAAAAATCGTTTTAATTTGTGATGATATTAGAGTTCATTCTGGAGTAGCAACAGTTGCTAGAGAAATTGTAACTCACACTTGTCACCACTTTAATTGGGTTAATATTGGGGGTGCTATTAACCACCCAGATCAAGGTAAAAAATTAGATCTAAGCGCAGACAGTAATCAAATAGCAGGTATTGAAGATGCTTATGTTATGATGTATCCTACTAATGGGTATGGTGATGCTGATTTTTTACGTCAGGTAATTAAATTAGAAAAACCTGATGCTATAATGCTAATTACAGACCCAAGATATTTTGTTTGGTTGTTTAACATTGAGCAAGAAATTAGAAAAAATATTCCCATTACTTACTTAAATATTTGGGATGATTACCCAGCTCCAATGTATAACAGACCATATTATGAGGCTTGTGATTTATTGATGGGAATCTCAAAACAAACTGTAAACATTAACCAGCTAGTTTTAGGAGATAAAGGAAAGAATAAACTATTTAGATATATTCCTCATGGTTTAAATCATAAAGTTTATCGTCCAATAGAAGAAAATGATCCTGAATTAAAGAAATTTAAAAAAGATTTCTTTGGAAACGATAATCCTGATTTTGTTTTGTTCTTTAACTCCCGTAACATTAGAAGAAAACAAATTCCAGATGCAATGTTAGCTTTTAGAGCATTCTTAGATAGCTTACCTAAAGAAAAAGCTGATAAGTGTAAAATAGTATTACATACTGAAGAAGTAAGTGATCATGGTACAGATTTAAGAAAAGTTAAAGAGTATTTCTTTGATGAAAGTTATCCTAATGCTGTTAAATTTTCAACTCAAAAGTTATCTTCAATCCAACTTAATTATTTGTATAATATTGCAGATGCTCAAATATTGTTAACTTCTAATGAAGGTTGGGGATTAACATTAACCGAAGCAATTTTAGCAGGTACTCCGGTTATTGCAAATGTTACAGGTGGAATGCAGGATCAAATAAGATTTGAAACTAAAGACGGAAAATGGTTTACCCCATCTGCAGATTTCCCTTCAAACCATACAGGTACACTCCAAAAACATGGAGAGTGGGCATTCCCAGTTTATCCAACTTCTAGATCAATTCAAGGTTCTCCACAAACCCCTTACATTTATGATGATAGATGTAGATGGGAAGATGCAACTGAAAGAATTAAAGAAATCTACAATTTGTCTAGAGAAGAACGTAAAGCAAGAGGATTAAAAGGTAGAGAATGGGCAATTGGAGAAGAAGCAGGATTTACCTCTGAAGTACAAGCTGAAAGAGTTATGGAAGCATTTGATACTTTGTTTTCAACTTGGAAACCTAAAGAAAAGTACGAGATTACCAATGCTACAGAGTACAAAGGAAAGTTTTTACCACATAAATTATTTTATTAATGAATAAACCAGTTTTTGTAATTAGCAGCCCATATGACACTTACTCAGGATATGGGGCTAGAGCTAGAGATATTATCCAAGCAATTTTAAATCTAGACAAATATGATGTAAAACTTTTACCCCAAAGATGGGGAAGCACAGCATGGGGATTTTGTGAAGATAATTCTGAATGGAGTCATCTTCATCAATATAGATTAGATACTCCTAATTTACCTTCAAAACCTGATATTTGGATGCAAATTTCAATTCCTAATGAATTTCAACCAGTTGGAAAATATAACATTGGGGTAACCGCAGGTATTGAATCTAGTTTATGTCGAGCTGAATGGGTTGAAGGTTTAAATAGAATGAATACAAATTGGGTTTCATCCAATTTTTCTAAACAAACTTTTGAAAATAGCAAATACGAAAGAAGAAACAAACAAACTAATGTAGTTGAAGGTTATACCCAACTAGAAAAACCAGTTGAAGTAGTTTTTGAAGGTGCTAATTTAAATGTTTATAAATCAATTGAACCTAAGGAAATTAAAACAATTAATTTAGATGAAATTAAAGAATCGTTCTGTTATTTGTTTGTAGGACATTGGATGCAAGGTGATTTTGGGCATGATAGAAAAAATGTATCTTTATTAATTAAATCTTTTTATGAAGTATTTAAAGACAAACCCCAAAAACCAGCTCTAATTTTAAAGGCTTCAATTGGTATTGCCTCTTACATTAGCCGAGATGAAATTCTAGATAGAATTAAAATTATTAGAGAGTCTGTAAATTCTACAAATTTACCTAACATTTATGTTCTAAACGGAGAGTTTAGTGATAGTGAAATGAATGAACTATACAATCACCCAAAAGTAAAAGCTATGGTTAGCTTTACTAAAGGTGAAGGATTTGGTAGACCATTACTAGAATTTAGTTTTACAGGTAAACCAATCATAGCATCAGGATGGTCTGGCCACACAGATTTCTTAAAACAAAACCTAAGTACTTTAATTGCCGGAGAATTAGAAAATGTTCACCCAAGTGCGGCTAACGACTGGTTAATGAAAGAAAGCCAATGGTTTAAACCCAGTACAGTTGAAATTGGAAGACATTTAAAAGATTCATATACTAAGTACAAACAATATGTTTTAGGTGGTAAACAACAAAAACAATACTCTAAAAGTAATTTTAGTTTTGAAAAAATGCAAGAACTAATCTCTAATTTATTAGAAAAAAATGTTCCGAATTTTCCAAAACAGGTAGAATTGGTTTTACCTAAAATTACCTTACCCAAACTTAAAAAAATAGAATAATATGCAATACGATGGATTAACAGAATGTAGCAGGTGTGGAAGTGACGCCTGCTACGTTCAAGAAGTAACCTCTGAAGTTAAACTTGAATTTTGTTATGGGTGCGGATTTCAATCTCACTCATTAATGAAACCAGAAACTGAATTCTTTGCTGAACAACTAGCTTTACTCCCAGATTTATACAAATCTCTAATGGAAGAAGAGGAAGAAACAGGTAAAGTTTGGATGCCCTCCTTTATCAACGTAGAAGAAAAAGGTATGGTATTTGCAGATGGTACAGGTAGAGATAATTGGAGATGGGCAGGTGTAAAATCTGTACCTGTTGATAAAGAAGAAAAGAAAAAATTTAAAAATGCCAAGTACAGAGCAGACATGTCTACAATAAAACACTTTGAAGAACGTGACTTTATAGAGGCTTTGTCGTATATTGGGGTGTTACCCGAATAAAATACAATGCAAAGGTTTTTAGAAAAAATATCTTGGAAATTTAGAAGAGTTAATATAGCTTTCTCCCCTCTCTATATTGATTGGAGTGGGGCAGGAAGCTATTTTAGTTTTAGTATCTTCAAAATAGTGTATAATCTTAGAACTTATTCATTATTTGAAGCAGATTTATTACTACCCAACAAAACAACCCAAAAATACTTTCATGTCTATTCTTGGGATTTTTTGTTTCTTAGAGGATACTTACGTATGTTAGCTGAAGTTTTATCTGATAAAAATGTTTGGAATAGAAATAAAATGACTCGTTGGGATAAATTTAGGTTAAAAGTTTTAAATAAAATACTATGAAAATTTCATACGCTATAACTGTTAAAGACGAATTAGTTGAGCTAGATAGACTTTTATTTAAACTCAAAAAATACAAAAGAGATAGAGATGAAATTGTGGTTGTATACGATAGTTCGAATGGTAGTTCTCAAGTGGAACAATATTTGAAATCCCGAACAGTTTCTGAGTCTCCATTCAGATGGCATTCATTTGAATTCAAAAACAACTTTTCAGAATTAAAAAATTATATAACCAAACAATGTACAGGTGATTATATTTTTCAAATAGATGCCGATGAATTTCCAAATGAATATCTAATTTCCATATTACCTACCATACTAGAGTCAAACGCTGAAACCGAAGTGTATCTAACGCCAAGAGTTAATACTGTAGAAGGTTTAACTGAAGCACATATTCAAAAATGGGGATGGAATGTTAATGAACAAGGATGGGTTAATTATCCTGATTACCAATGGAGAATCTGGAAAAATAAACCTGAAATAAAATGGGTAAATAAAGTTCATGAAAGGTTGGATGGATTCAAAACTTATGTAGCTTTACCACCACAAGAAGAATTTTCTTTATATCACCCCAAAGATATCGAAAGACAAGAAAAACAAAATAAATTTTACGAAATAATATGAAATTAGGGATAGTAGGTCAAGGTTTTGTAGGTAATGCTGTTTACCAAAAGTTCAAAAAGTATTACGATGTACGGGTATTCGATTTGAATCCAATGGAACGAAACACATCATTTGAGGATGTGGCGAGATGTGATTATGTATTCGTTTGTTTACCAACTCCAATGAACCCAGATGGGTCCTGTAATACCGACATTGTTGAGGGAGTTATTAAAGAAATCAACGAGATTGGTGAGACCAAAGGTATTATAGTTAAATCAACTGTTCCACCAATGAGTACGGAAAAATGGAATGAGAAATACAAAACCAATATTGTATTCAACCCAGAGTTTTTGACTGAAAGAAATGCAGTGAGTGATTATCAAAATCAAACCCGCATTATATTAGGTGGACCAAGACCGACAACTACGGAATTGAAACAGATATTCTCAAAGGTATTTCCAAAGGCACATATTATTAAAACTGATTCAACTTATGCTGAAATGGTTAAATATGTGACTAATACATTTCTTTCAGTAAAAGTTTCTTTTGCAAATGAAATATATCAATTATGTGAAAAAGTAGGTGCTGATTATGATAAAGTAATAGAATATGCAACTATGGATGAAAGATTAGGAGAATCACATTGGGGAGTTCCAGGTCATGATGGTGATTTTGGATTTGGGGGACACTGTTTTCCTAAGGATTTATCTGCGCTTTTATATCTTACGGAAGAACTGGGAACAACTAATAATGTTTTAGAAGCAACCCAAAAAACCAATAATGAAGTTCGTAAAAATAGAGATTGGGAAAAAATGAAAGGCCGAGCAGTTATTTAAAATGAAAAATTTACTAATAGGAGCAATTAGTGGGAATTATTCCCCAAAAGATTTGGAAAATTGGGTGGATACATCTAATTGGGAAAATTGTGATAGAGTACTATTATTATATAATTCCTCTAATAACGGGTTAGAAGAATATTTAAAGATAAATAACATAGATATAATTATCCCTAATTTTGATTTTTGGGGTAATGATAAAAATATATTTAATTTTAACACCGGTATATGTGATTTTAACACATCAT